TGCCCGAACGGACGTGGGACAAATGGATCAGGTGCCTTGGTAACAGGCGGTCGTGAATACCCAAACATCTTTGCTATATTTCCAACTGTAGATGCAGCCATCTCAGTTGCCAAAGCAAAGGGTGCTATCATTGGAGCATCTTTCAAAGCTCCTGCGCATTTTGCAATTACGCTAGCAGGTTTGGATATTACACCAGAGCGATTAGCTTCATCAATCTCTCCCATTTGAGGGGCCAAAGAACTAGGCTCATGTGCTGTTAACACACTGAAGGACACATCCTCAGCCCAAGCAAATACACTCACAGTAACCCGATCGCTTGCTCCATTTGCATGCTTCAAATCATTGATTGAACGGATTGTCAATGATCCTAGTTCGTTCCAATCAGTATCTGGAATATCTAAATAATTTGCATACCAAAACATCGGTAAAATCATTTCTCCACCACTAGAGGTAGTGGGATCCAGATAAACATGTGGACGTTGCGATTCTTGAACTAAATCTTGCGCTATAAGCGCACGACTAGTAGATAAAGAGTCCAAGATATCGTAAGGCAAATAAGAAGCAATAGCTCTCCCATATAGAAAACCATTTCCATTTATAACAAGTTTTACATGAAGTTTGGCTTTCAATAATTTGTAGTTTACTAGCCGATTAATAACACGGGGATTTTCAAAATATAAAGTCCAAGGATCTATACTAGAAAACAAAGATGTTCCCGTGCCCCACTCCACCTCATGAATTTTGAGGGGTCGACTAAAGAAATTGTCAAGTGTTGCATCATTAGTATCTTGCAACGATCTCGTAGGATCCATTTCACCACCAGCATTATATACATAAGGTTGCATTTGGTCTGAAAAATCGACATTTTCTTGAGCAGTAAAGGTCCCTTTGGTTTGAATCGAAGCTTCAGCTACGACTCCCATTTGGGGCCTAAATAACATCTTTTCACAACATAAATTTACAAATAAATAATCAAAATTGTTACTGAGTCAATATAAACAATATCTACAGTTGACTCAAACTGTAGAACGGTGCGGTGATTTTGTAGTGGCTAACTACTCCCCTAAATAGGGGTATGGCCGAGCACCATACCAATATGTACAAAGCCTAATTCCATAAATGTACACGACACAAAACATAAACACAATTGGTAAACCATATGTACACAGTCCGTTTTAACTATACACAGGAACCCCGATGGACTTCGGGGTGGAGAATTTAACCATTAATTCTCACGTAAGGTAATCCTAGCTTCATCAACAGGGTCAGCGTCTTCAGGTCGGTACTTACGAAACCAATCCTGAGTCCGGTCATCATAACTCTTGTCAAACCCATGACACAAATGGGTTATTCCAGCTTGGGATGCGATTTCTTTCATTTCTGAAAGTCGTCGCTCAAATACTTCTCTTCCATAATAAAACCAATCATGGAGAGATGTGTCAATATTTTGCGCTGCTTGTTGTTCCAAAGTCAATTCCTTCGAAAGTAAGTGGGCATGCAATCGCTTAAAGATAGAATCCTCAGCTAACACGCCAACATACGCTTTCAAGTCAGGATGATAGAAATTACTACGCTTAAGAAAATCTGCTGCATCAGCATCCATATACTTGGTTGCGACAGACTCTTTATCTGGCATTGTAAATTTCATATCGAAAATGGCTAAGAATTGAGCAAATGAAATATGGTTGAAAAGGGGTTTCTCCACAGAGACAGTTCCCTTCACATCGTCGCCATATGTACCAAACGCGCAATAGTCGGTGAAGGAACCAACAGGATCATCTGAATATACTGTATAATAACAACTCCTCAATAGCAAACTATTAACGATGGAATTGATAATAACTGTTAGATTTTGCCCAGAAGGGTTTGATCCAAACAACATTATCATATCGCCATTGTAAGCCATCAAGGGATACACAATTTCAGCAACTAGTGCCTTCATCAACTGGATATCCTCCTCCGGATATTCGCACAAATGTTCTCCGACCCATATTAAGATTGAAAAGGCTGCAGTCACAAGTTGCGCGGGCATCCTTTGATCATACTTACTATAGTCACCGGCCAAAACATTTTCACCTTTCGAAGTCATAAAGTCATTTAGCTGCTCCCACTCAGGGCCTTCAGCATTTGCTCCAACCATACACTCACACAATAGCGGATTTAGTTGGATGACTCGGACAATAGGTAAGAAGTACATGCGAATAATAAGTTGTAACGCAATAGGTGCACTTTGAAATACACGCACCTTATCCTTAATCAATTTTGTAGCTTCATCCTTTAAACACGCTTTCCATACACAATAAGCACGTTCACCAGCTAGTAGAATCTTTTTAATACGTTCAACTTCTTCCCAAATTTCAAGAACAAATGTTCGTGGTCTACCACTATCTGGATATTCATCTGGATTAAGATCGATCAGAAGTTTGGTCTTCTTTCCAGACAACGGCCATCCAGGTGAAGTGTTAAAATTCATTGGATCTATAAAGCGCTTTCCAATAATCCCAGAAACTG